ATAAACTGCGTACATCCACCAGCAACTTGAAAGCCCATGCTTCTGTTGGTTTTTAAGCCAGCACTTGTAGTCCCCACCAGCAGGTTGCCGGAGGAGTCGATGCGCATGCGTTCAAGTGTCGTATCGCCGCGTCGATACGAGCTGAACGTTAAAGACTGCCCGTACTCGTTGCCTACTGTTTCAAGTTTCCACGCATAGGTTGCACTATTGTTTACGCTGTCTGAATTTGAGGCGCCAATGTCAAAACGAAGGTTGGATGACGCCCCGTAGCCAGTACTTGCAAGCGCCATTATGGAGCCAGCAACATCTAGCTTCGCACCCGGCGAACTCGTCCCAATACCCAGACCTGTGCTGGTCAGGCGCATTTGTTCGGAGCCACCAAGCAAAAATCGCGTAGCGTCTGTTCCGCTAAGATCGGTAATCCAGCCGCTGCTAAATGTAGTGCCAACATAACCGCGCTCAGTACCGCCAAAGTTAAAAGACAACTTCGCCCCAGTGCCGTCGCCAACACCATTGTTTCTTAAGCGCAGAAGTTCTGAGTAGGTGGCGTTGGCCGTTACTGCGTTTCCTAACACCGTCCCATCAAACGTCAGCGCAGACCCAGTGGTAAGGACTTTGCTGCCGTTCAGGTAGGCCACGCCGTTGGCGGTGCCGCTAGTGATAGTAGGGTTGCCACCCAAGGTTAAAGACGTTCCGTCAAATGTCAGGTTGGCAGAACCAGCAAAAACACCAGAGCTGTTGTACTGGACTTGAGTGTTCGTGCCTCCAATAGCAGGAGTTGCACCAGTAGGGCCTGTGGGACCTGTGTTACCAATAGGGCCTGTGGGACCTGTAGGACCGGCAACACCTTGGATACCTTGGATACCCTGAATGCCTTGAGGACCTGTTGGACCAAATGGACCTGTGGGGCCTGTTGGACCTGCAACACCAGTAGGACCTGTTGCGCCAATAGCGCCAGTTGGACCTGTAGGACCGACAGCCCCAGTAGGACCAGTAGGACCTTGGATACCAGAGGAGTATGGCAAAGAGTTCCAAGCAGACGAGCCGTTTCCTACTTTGAATTTACCAGTGTCTGTTTCGTACCCTGGTTCACCAATTGCAAGAATTGGGTTATCTGTTGCCCACTGAGAAGCAGGACCACGCCGATATTGAATTTGAATTGCCATTTTTAAACTCCACCACAATCGATACTTGTAATGCCACCATAATTGGAATCAGGAGCACCGCCATCTAAGTTTGAAATCACTGTACTCGGACCAGCAGGACCAATTGAGCCAGTGGAGCCAGTAGGACCAGTAGGGCCAAATGTCCCTGTAGGACCTGTTGAGCCTGTTGGGCCAAGTTGGGTATACATCACTTGGACAGCAGTCACAATCACGCTTGGAACTGCTGGAGATACAGGAGAAGTTCCTGCCGCAAATGATTCAAGCCTCAAATCAGTACTTGAGCCAGACCAGTAAATTTGGACTTGCTGACCAGCGGCAGCAGTTGCCACATAGTTAATTGTTATAACTTGACGGTTTGGCTCTGTAGAACTCTTACGAGCTTGAAGATCAATTTCTGTAGCCGAATCCGGGTAATCAACATTGTTTGTCCTTACCCAGAAAATAGCCTTCTCAACAGAGTTTGCTAAGTTGCTGATCTGTATTGAAAAAGTAAGGCTGTATGTCCCTGCATAAGCAAAAGTGATTTCATCACCATTAACAATGCTTACACCGTTAGCCTCTGCTGTAGAGCCAATAGCAACAACTTGTGCTGTTGTGATGTTTGCCAATGGTTGGTCAGTCAAATCGTAAAACGATCCGTAGTAACCCAATGTCCCACCAGCGCCAGCAGTACCTGTTGAACCAGTAGGTCCAGTTGGACCAGTAGATCCCGCAACGCCTTGAATGCCTTGGATGCCCTGAATACCCTGCACACCCTGAGGGCCAGTAGGACCAAGAGAACCTTGACCACCAGTATTGCCGGTAGGACCTGTAACACCTTGAGTACCCTGTGGACCAGTAGGCCCTGTCAGGCCAGTGTTACCAGTAGGGCCAGTAACACCCGTAGGGCCCATAGACCCTGTTGGGCCAGTTGGACCCGTAGGTCCAGTTACGCCAAACCGTACTGTAGTGCCATAAAGACCAGTTGTTTCTGCGCCAGGGTTAGCAGGTACAACACCTGCTGTGCTGGAGCCGTAAAGACCGCTTGTAGCCATGTCTATTCCTTTGACTTAAAAGACCAGCCGTTTTTTGGCGGATAAGTTTTTACAAAATTGACTAACTTCTCCGTGTAGCCTTTGCAGCGAGCGCGGACTGTTCTTGTGTCAATTTTATGGTGTTTTGCAGCTTCACGACAGGTATCAAAAATGCCATCTGGGGTAATCCAAATTCCTTTCCAATTTGGGTTTTCTGCGCCCTTATTTGCAAGGCTAAATTTAATGCTTTTCCTGCGCTTTATGCCAGTTTGAGACATGCTCATTTTTACCAATGATTCTGGCTTATGTTTTTTGCCAAGCCAATGTTTTGACCCTGCAACCCCTTGGCCGCCAGAAGTCATATTGACCAACGGCTGCTTTAAATCTTTGCCGCACAAAATAAGCAATTTCTCATGCTCTAAAGCCTCTTCATGAGTTGGCCAATACGCAAGAATTTCTATTCTGTAACCATCTTTTGCAATTTCATGCCATTTTTTATTCCTGCAATTTTTTGTGTAAGCACGTTCTTTTACTCCTTTACCGTAGTAAAAAATTTGATTTGTGCTATCAGAAATATGACAATATGTGTAATGCATACTATTTGAAGGAATATCTGTAGTTACGAGGTTGAAATTCACTTGTCAAGTGCTGGTCTCCACCTCTCCACTTTCCACGGTAATTCTGATCTTCAATCAGACCATATGCATCGTCAAATCGCCCAATCCATTTCTGTGCTTCTTCCACGTTCTTGTTCTTGTCGTAGTAAGCCCAGAGAGTGCCGTACAGATAACCTTCAGGGAATGAAGCCAAGATCCCGTTGTTCTGGACAACAGGGTAGGCTGGATCTGCCGTTGGGCTGAACAAGAATGGGAATGTCTTTTGGTAGTACGCCTTGATGATCACGTTCTCACCAGGGTTTGGCGTAAACACATAGTTAGGCCCAACTTCAGAGAAGGAAGCACGAATAACCCGTGGCACACCAAAAGGACGGATGTACAACTGGTCAATCATCCGTCTGCGAATGATCTCTCGGTCACCAACTCGGTCATACACAATCCAAGGGCCCAAATTGGTTCCACCTGGAGGTTGGTTGGTAGGCTGGCTTTCTTGGAAGAACAAGATTGGAAAACACATGTCAGCAGGGATTGGAGCCATGCCTTTTGCATCTGTCACCAGAACTGTCGGGTCCAAGTCATCGTAAGGGTTGGAGCGCAGAGCAGGAAGCTCAATGGTTCGCATCTTCAACTCAGCCATCTGAATGCAGGACTGAATTTCCAAGGATGATGTTGTTGGCAGCTTCAAGATAGCTGTCGGCAAACTTACGCTTGACCATGTGCCATCAGGATCGTCAACAGTAATCGTGGTGGACGTTACTGCCATGACGCAAGTAAAAGGACCCATGAGGTTGGGCCCGATAAAGTCGCCAATCAGAACAGCAGACGTTGGGTTTGCAGAGCAGGTAATAACTTTGGTGGTGGAGTTATATGCTGTTGCATTGATGCTGATTGTGCTGGGAATGGCCCCCACCCATTGGGCTACACGGCTAACAAGAGCGTTAGCGGATTGAATGTAAAGGGCCATGTCGCATCCTTATTTGGTCGGTACAGCGGGATTATACGGAAGAGGGATTTTGCCGCTAGGGTGACAAACAAAATCGCTGTAGTACTGATTCACGATTGCGTAAAACAAAATCTTGTCTGCTTTGTCTTGCTTAATCAGCTCCCAAGGACGGTTGTTAAACCACTTTGAACTGATCTCATGAGCAAAGCATTTTGGCAGTTGCATCATGTGGGCAGTACCAGCAAAGAAAGGGTTTTCAGTGCCGTGTACCTTGTAGAACTCACGTTGTTGTTTGCAAAACTCTCTTACGTTTTCTACGTTCTTTTGATCGTATTGCACATATCGTGTGCCATCAATAGCGCCGACTTTGTAATCGATGTTTTCTGTCTTGAATGTCTGTGACCAAGTGCCAGATTTAACCTCGTTGTACAACTTGTCGTTATGACGGAAAACACCGTCAATACCGCCCTCCAGAATTCCTTCTGAATAGTATTTCTCGTTAATCTTTACTTCGTCATCATCAGTCATTGCTTTCTCCATGCTTTACTTTGCAATTATTAAAATGATAGCGATACATATTTGGACCGCGACCTTCATGACCACAATTTGTGCAAACCCTAACAGTTTGAGCCGCTTTGGTTGCAACTTCTTTTAATCTTGCTGCTTGCTCTAATGTTTTAGGCTTGCCTTTTAATGCCTGAGAAATTTTTTCAGAATGTTCTTTGGTTTGTTTGCCACGCAAAACGCCTTTTTGTGTCAAGCTAATTTGCTTACAAACATGATCTGGCAATTTTTTACCCAAATTTGGATGCAATCGTAATTTCAGCTTTTCTTTTTGTTCTTCACTCCAAATGTATCCAGAGCAACCTTCACCACCAGTTGTTAAGTTACAAAGATTGGTCAAGTCTTTAAAACATTCAATCAAAAATTTTTCGTGAATGAAAGCATCTTTTTCAGACTTCCATTCAGCAAAAATTTCTACCGTGTAACCATACTTGCTAACAATATTTTTCCAATAGTCTGAACGGCTGTCTTTTTCATACGCTCTATTCCCCTTCCCTTTCCCAACATAGAAAAGTTCTTTGGAATCGGTTTTGTAGTGACCGTATGTGTAGTACATAAAAGTATTTTACAAAGAAAGAGGCCGAAGCCCCTTTCTATGTTGCCATTTAAATATTTATGACAAATACCGCTGTACTTGACCAGCAGGACGAGGAGCAGTCACAGCAGCGCCAGTTGGGCTGATGTTAGCCAGCACAGCAACACCGGCTGGGTTACGCACGATCAAAGTGCCT